AATCCTAAAAACCCTGTATAAAGGTAAAAAATGGATTGGCAGAGGTTCTAAGACAGCTTCTGGATTCGCAGCAAAACATCACGCTGGAACTAGCAAATTCATAACAGGTACATCCCAAAAAGCACATAAAGGCTCAAGATGGTTAGGTAAAAAGATTAAAAAACATCCTAAATCTTCAGCAGCAATAGGTGGAGCAATAGGATGGGATCTTATAGATAGAGATTAATGGCTACAAAGCCCAAATATGGCGTAAACACTTACAGAGAACGATCAAAGTCACAAATAGGCAGGCATAAGAAAAATATGAATAAGAGTGAAAAACGTAGCTTTAAACAATATAGAGGACAAGGAAGATGAAAAATAACAAAATAGGATATAAAAATGCCTTTTGAAATGATAACAATGCTTGGATCCACTGTACTCGGTGGAGTAATGAGTATATGGTCTCAAAGCATTAAAGCTAAACAAGCTGAACAAAAGATGTTATTGGCTAGAGCCGATGTTCAACAAAAAGGATTCAAAGAAGCTAGAGAATATGCTAATGAAGGATTCCAATGGACTAGAAGAATTATAGCATTAACTGCTGTTTTTGCGATAGTATTATTACCAAAACTAATGCCAATATTTCATCCAGATGTAAGTGTAATCGTAGGTTATTTAGAATTTAAACCTGGATTTTTCTTTCTACCTGAAAAAGAAATAATGAAATGGGTAACACTATCCTCAAATAGTGTAGTTATTACACCATTAGATACTAACCTAGTAGCAGCTATTATTGGATTATATTTTGGTGGTTCTTTAGTTAAGAAATAATGAAACATCTATTATTATTTATTAATCATTGGTCAAGTAAATTAAATGTTTGGTCATGGCAGAAGCTATGGGGAAACAGAGAAAAAGGATTAGGATATGTTAGGATTCGGAAAAAAGAAAAAAATATCTCCATATAGTGAAGTAACACAATTAGGAGATGGTAGATATGCTTATAACTGGACACACAAAAAATCAGGTGAAGTCATGGGGGTTTTTATGCATGGCAAACCTAGTAAAGCTAAACAAAAAGCACTTAGAACACATTTTAAAGACTTTAAACCATCTTCAAGTTATAAGAATTTTCAAGCTACTTATAAAAAATTCCCAGGATTAACTACAATTAATGCTTCAAAAGGACCACCAATACCTTATATGGCAGCTAAGTTTAGATTGAAAAATAAAAAAACTGGTGAAACACGAGATGTTATAAAAGTAACCTCAGAATTAAAGGCTTCTTGGAAATAATATGAGCAAAAGTCTAGAAAAATTAGCAGATAAAATGATTAAACTGTCTCCAGAGGAGCAGCAAAAGCTACAATTAATCATAAAAGCTAAATTATTGCCAGAAATGGCTAAAAAACAACAGGGTTTATTACAACAACAGATAAATAACCCACAATTGGCACAAATGGGTCAGCGTCCAGGTGGACAAATGCCTATGCCGACTACAAGAGATGCTGCGATGAGAGGATTATTAAGATAGAAAGGAGAAAAATATGATAAATAAATTTTTACTGGGAGCTATGGTAGCAAGCCATGCCGTTGGTTCTCCTATTATCAAAGGAGCTAAATGGCTTGGTGGTAAAACACCAAAAAGTGTTGGTAAATTTGGAAAAAAATCTAAAAAGTTTTTTAAAAATGAATACAAAGAAATGAAATCTTTTGCTAAAACTCATCCTGAAATGTTTGTTGGATCTGCAGCAATAGGTGCTGCTACTGGATATGGTCTTAAAAAAGGCTATCAAGCAGTAACGGAAAAAAATAAAAAGAAAGGATAACCATGCCACAAGTAGGAAAGAAAAAGTTCGCATACACAAAAGCTGGTAAGAAAAAAGCTAAATCGTATGCTAAGAAAAAAGGAAAAAAAGTTAAATACTAATGGCTCGCTGGATACAGAAAGCCAGTAAGTCAATTAAACGTAGAGGTACAAAAGGGGTTTGTACTGGATCTAAGTTTGGTGGACCTACCTGTAGACCAGGAACAAAAAGATATAACTTAGCAAAAACATTTAAGAAAATGGCAAAAAGAAGGAAAAAATAATGGCAAAAAAAGATAAAGGTGATTTTATGAGTAGAGCTGGTAAAATTACTAAAAAAGGAATTAGGGAAAGTAAAAAATTTGCAATAGGTATTGGTAAAAAAACAACTGGCGAACAAAGATTCCTAGGTAAAACTTTGCCGAAGTCTTTATGGAAAGTAGCTAAGTGGGGTTTTAAACATCCTATATCAGCTACAGCATTAACATTTGTACCTGCAGCTATTAAAAAATTTGGACCCAAAAAAAGAATTCAAACAAGATCTAAATTTAGAACTATTACACAACCAAAACATGGTAGTTATGGTGGAAAATGGATAACATAATGGTTGAAGAAGATAAAACATACGAAAACGAAGTAGATAAAACTAAAGATGATACTAAATGTTGTGGCAATCATGGTGGTAAAAGACCAGGAGCTGGTAGACCTTTTGGTGCTAAAACTAAGAAGCTGTGGAAATCTATGGAAGAAATGGCAGTTAAATACCAACATTCTCCTTTAGATTATCTTTTATCTGTGTTAAACAATCCTGCTAGTGCACCTGAACGTAAAATGTACGCTGCTGAAAAAGCTGCACCTTATGTTCATCCACGACTTGCGAATACAACATCAAAAATAGGATCAGATGAACCAATCGAAATTAAAGTCCAATGGCAAAAAGAAAGTTAAGATAATTGAGGTTCCCTATAAACCTAGAATATATCAAAAAGAAGTTCACGATAATTTAAAAAGATTTAGTGTTTTAGTCTGTCATAGAAGATTTGGAAAAAGTGTACTTTCAATAAATGAATTAATTAAGACAGCAGCTGGTAAGCCTAGGAGTTTATGTGCATTCATAGCTCCCACATACAGACAAGGTAAATCTATTGCTTGGGAATATTTAAAATTTTATACTAGACCTCTAATGCACTGGGGTGGAAGTAGGAACGAGACTGAGTTAAGAATAGATCTATTTAATGGATCAAGAATTCAAATATTTGGTGCCGATAATCCTGACTCAATTCGAGGAATGGGATTTGATGGAGTCGTCTTAGACGAATATGCTATCATGTCTCCTAGAGTTTGGACAGAGATTATCAGACCTGCAGTTGCTGATAAATTAGGATGGGTTTTATTTATCGGTACTCCAATGGGTCATAATCAATTCTGGGAAGTTTATGATTATGCTCTAAGAGGTCATAAAGATTGGTATGGGAAACTATATAAATCTTCAGACACCAAAGTAATTCCAGATGAGGAACTGGAGCAGGCACGTTCTATCATGACACCTGAGCAGTTTGATCAAGAGTTTGAATGCTCTTTTACTGCAGCAGTGTCTGGGAGTTATTATGGTCGGCTAATAACAAAAGCTGATAATGATGGAAGAATCAGCTACGTGCCTGTAGATGAAAATGTAGGTGTGGAAACCTGGTGGGATTTGGGGATCGGAGACAGTACAGCTATTTGGTTTGCACAAAGAGTTGGAAAAGAGGTACACCTTATTGATTATTATGAAACATCAGGAGAATCATTAGCTCATTACGCAGATATATTACAAGAAAAAGATTATGCTTATTCCCATCATATTGCTCCTCACGATATAATGGCAAGAGAATTAGGAACTGGAAAATCTAGATTAGAAGTAGCAAACGAATTAGGAATAGATTTTGAAGTAGCTCCTAAATTAGAAGTAGATCATGGAATAGAATCTGTGAGAAACGCATTACCTGATTGTTGGTTTGATAGAGAAAAATGTAAAGTAGGATTAGACGCATTAAGACAATATCGAAAACAATGGGATGATAAGAACCAAGTGTTTAAGAATAAACCCTTACATGACTGGTGCTCACACGCATCTGACGCATTTAGATATGGTTGCGTTGCAGAACCAATAGACACAACGGAATGGGATAAACCAATTAAAATAGATACGAAATACGTAGTATGAAAAAATCAGAACAAGAAATATTATCAATACTAGCAAGAGAATTACATAGTGCATCAGGTTATATTGGTGGAGAGTTAGTATCGAGAAGAAAGAAATCATTAGAATATTATTTAGGAATGCCTCTTGGTAATGAACAAGAAGGGCGTTCTCAAGTTGTTTCTAATGATGTAATGGACACAGTAGAAAGTTTAATGCCATCTCTTATGAAGATATTTACTTCAGGAGATAATGTATTTGCTTGCGAAGGTGTTGGACCTGAAGATGATGAAATGGCTAG